GGAGCAACAGGCTGCTGCAAAAGAAGCCAAGCTGAAGTATCGCGGCATTGCTTACAAATCACACGCTACTAAATTCTAAGTAGCACGGGAGTCAGGCACCTCAGAGTCGGACCTGGCTCCTCTTGGCATTGGCCTCTACGGAGATACCCTTTGCCGTCTAGACGGTGGGATAGACCACACATATTGCAACAAAAAATTTTCCAAACGTTTGGGAGCAAGTCTATTTAATTTCTTTCTCCTTTAAAAATGGCACATCAAAATAGTAATGAGCCTCTTGCTGATCTTACGCAACTAGGCCAATCTAACCTGACGGGTGATACCCGTGCCCTGTACCTCAAGCTATTTAGCGGCGAGATGTTCAAGGGTTTCCAGAACAACACGATTGCTCGTGATCTGGTTATGAAGCGGACTCTCCGTAATGGTAAGTCCCTGCAATTTATCTACACTGGCCGTACGACTTCTGAGTTCCATACCCCTGGCAACAGCATTCTGGGTAACTCGGATGGCGCACCTCCCGTGGCTGAGAAGACCATCACCTGTGATGACCTTCTGATCAGCTCGGCTTTCGTCTATGAGCTGGATGAAATCCTTGCTCACTATGACCTGCGTAGCGAGATCTCCCGTAAGATCGGCTATGCACTGGCTGAAAAGTATGACCGTCTGATCTTCCGTGCTATTGCACGTGGTGCACGTCAGGCTTCGCCTGTGTCTGCCACTGGCTTTACTGAGCCTGGCGGTACTCAAGTCCGTGTTGGCTCTTCTGCTAACGAATCTGACGCTTACTCCTCCTCTGCTCTGGTGTCTGCTTTCTATGACGCCGCTGCTGCTATGGATGAGAAGGGTGTGTCCGGCGATGGTCGCGTTGCCGTCCTGAACCCCCGTCAGTACTATGAACTGATCCAAGCCGTTGGCACCAATGGTCTGGTGAACCGTGACGTTCAAGGTTCTGCTCTGCAAGGTGGTAACGGTATCATCGAGATTGCTGGTATCCGCATCTACAAGTCCATGAACATCCCGTTCCTGGGCAACTACGGTACCAAGTACGGCGGCACCACTGGTGTTAACGATCCTCTGAATACTGGCGATTTCGTTGGTGCGGCTCTGGAAGATGCTGGTGATGCTGCTACCGGAATCAACAATGATTACGGTACTGCTGCTGAATTCGGTAGCAAGTCCTGCGGTCTGATCTTCCAACGCGAAGCTGCTGGCTGCGTGGAAGCTATTGGTCCTCAGGTTCAAGTCACCTCTGGCGATACCTCCATCATCTACCAAGGTGATGTGATTGTTGGTCGTCTGGCTATGGGTGCTGACTACCTGAACCCCGCTGCTTGTGTGGAACTGATTGTCGGTTCTGATCCTTCTGTGGATGGTAGTGGCGTTGTCGACACCACTGGCGCTGCAGCCTTCTGATCCTTAATTAGATCTATACTGGGGGAGCCGAAGCTCCCCTTTTTTTTACTTATTGATAGGTAACTATGTCCTTTCCTACTTATGCTGTGTCCACCGAACTGGATGCTGTAAATCAAATACTTAGCTCAGTGGGACAGGCACCTGTCACCACACTAGATCTTCGTAATCCAGAAGTATCTATTGTTCTCAATACTCTTCGGGAAATCAACAAGCAAGTTCAAGCTGAAGGTTGGATCTTTAACACTGAACGTAGTTATGAGTTGACTCCCGACAGTTCTACTAACGAGATTACTTATCCATCCAACATGCTTCAAATCGACACAAACGTTGAAGCACATAAGAACAAGTATGATGTTGTTCGTAGAGATGGTAAGTTGTATGATCGTTTGAATCATACCTATGAATTTACTGATAACGTTAAAGCTGATGTAGTGTGGTTGTTCGATTTTGTCGATGCACCTCCTGCTATTCAAGCTTATATTACTGCCCGAGCTGCACGTATTTGTGCAGTTAAAATGGTTGGAGACCGTGAACTACAAGCACTGCTTCAAGAACAAGAGATGATGACCCGAGCTGCAGCCATTGAATATGACTGTAATCAAGGTGATTATTCTATGTTTGGATTTAGTGATGGTCACAACTATTACAACAGCTATCAACCTTTCCAAGCTTTGATGCGATGAGCACTATTACCCAAAGGATACCTCACCTGTTGTCTGGTATCTCGCAACAACCCGACAATCGTAAGTTTCCTGGGCAGCTTCGGGATTCTGTTAATGCTTTTCCTGACTATACTCTTGGTCTGCTAAAGCGTCCTGGTGGTCAATATGTGTCTGAACTCTACGGAGCTAGCACTTCAGGCAGATGGTTTTCTATCCTTAGGGATGCTCAAGAAAAGTACGTTGCACAATACGATGACAATACCTTCCGTGTTTGGAACCTTCTTGACGGCAGTCCAAGAGCAGTGGACATGGGTAACAATACTGGTGTTCCTGGTACTTGCAACCTAACCAATCTTAAAACTGATTTAACTGCTTATAATGATGCTGTAGCTGATACTGCTGCTGAACTGACGTTGCTGCACGAAGCTCAAGCTGAGTATGCTCAGGCGTTAGCTGGTCAGTTAGATACAGAAGAGCTTGCTTTTGAAACTGATTATAACTATCCTGTTGGTGATATTACTCAGTTTTTAAAGTCAGGTGCTACTCAATCAAGTGATGGTAATTATCTTATTAAAAAAGATAACACGATCATTTATAATTCAAGTGAAACTCCCGAAGGCTTTGTAAACCTGACAAGTGCAGGTAGCGGTTATACAAATGGTGTAGCATCAAACGTAGCTACAACTATTAGTGACCAATTTGATCTTATTGATAAGCGTACTACGCTGGCTAACAATACGTATACATTACTTCCCACAACTACCACTGGTAGCGGAACTGGTCTTTCTGTAACTTTTACCGTTCTTGATAATGAAATAACCAATTTTATTGTTATTGGTGGTACAGGCTATGAAAACGGGGATCTAATTTTTCCTTATCAGACTACTCCTGGTGATGTTGGTAACCTGACTTTTCAATACCGAATCCCTAGTGGGTTGACAGTTGATACTGTTGTTGAAAGCGGTGCACTTACCCAAGTTCTTATCAGCAATCAAGGTGAGAATTACCGACAAGGAGATGTTATTACTGTTTCAGGCGGTACAGGTACCGTAACCTATAACACGCTTAGTATTGACAGAGAAGTTACTTTGCAGTACCCTTTAATTGCTAAAGAAGGGTATAAAGTTTATACGGCTATTACTGGTGTAGATAATACAACTAGCCTTTTAACCTTGTCAAGTAAAAAATCCTTGATGGATACCGCACAAACTAACTACAACAGTGCGGTTACTACAGAAGCCACAGCTAAAGCAAACTACGATGCAGAAGCAGCTAACTGTGTAATTAGTGCGTTACCTGGACCAACATTGACTATTAAAAATGCTGGGACAGGTCTTGCTGATGGCACTTACCCTAATGAAGCAACTGATACAGCTACAAGCGGGGCTACCGGTTTAACTGTAGACCTCACTATTTCTGGTGGAGTTGTTACAGAAGCAACAATCAATACAGACCCCGGTACTTACCTTGGTGCTGATATTATTACGGTAACCAGTTTTGCTGGTGTGGAGCTTGAGTATGTTAATGAGGCATACCTTAAAGGTGCTACCGCTGATGACATTGAACTCCTGACTCTTAATGACTACACCTTTGTTCTTAACAAAGCAAAGACTGTAGCGTTGACTGCTGATAAGTCTGCAGCTAAACCACACGAAGCTTTTGTTGTTCTTAAAGTAGTCGGTACTGGTCATTACAGGATCCGCTTAGATGGTATTGAACGTGCTACTTACAACGCTGGTACTGGTGGTGATGTAGATGCTATTGTAGTTGACTTGGCTGCAGATATTGACGGTAATACCTTTGATGGTACAACGTTTAATGCTACTGTTGTTGGTCCTGGTATTTACATTAGTGCTGATGCAGCCTTCACTATTCAAGTTGTAGGCGGTCCATCAGAAGAAGCTTTGTTTGTCTTCCAAGAAACTACCCCTACCGTTGCTGACCTTCCTACTCAATGTAAGGATGGTTACGTTGTTCGAGTAGTTAACAGCATTGACGTTGATGTTGATGACATGTACGTCAAGTTTGTAGCAGACTCTGGAGCTACTTACGGTGCTGGTGTTTGGGAAGAGACCCTTGCTCCTGAGATTAAGTACAAGTTTGATCCGTTGACTATGCCACATCAGTTGGTACGTCAAGCAGATGGATCGTTTACTTTTGGTCCAGTGTCTTGGGAAGATCGTTTGGTTGGTGATGAAACCACTAACCCTGATCCTAGCTTTGTTGGGCAAAAGATTAACAATTTGTTCTTCTACCGTAACCGACTTGGCTTCCTTTCTAACGAAGCAGTTGTGCTCAGTAAAGCCGGTGATTACTTTAATTTTTGGGCAACTACGGCGCTTACGGTCACTGACGATGATCCGATTGATATTACTGCATCTTCTGTGCGACCTGTCAATCACCGATACGTGAGACCTATTAGTGTTGGTCTTGTGCTGTTTAGTGATACTGAACAATTCATCCTTTCAACTGATGCTGACATTCTAAGTCCAAAGACGACTAAGATTAACGAGTTGTCAAGTTATGAG